GATCAACTGCGGGATATTCTTAAACCCGCCGAAATTAGCCTGATTATTAAACCGATTCCTGCATGCATCGAACGACTTGTCGCATCCGCGTTCTATCGTGTAGAGATCCCCAACCGCTGGTGCCTGCGGAAGCGCATAATCCAAAATCAGCTTGTGCTGTGCGCTTATAAAATCAACCACCTTGCGTTTTAAGCCCTGATTGGCACCAGACATAAACTGGATAATCCCATCATTCCACCAATCGTCCGCCTCTGCTCTTGCCGCGTCGACCACTGCCACTGTTGTCGAACCCGCATCCACTGTTTGCCCGTTAATACGAGTCGTCGAAATATCCAACCCGCAAAACTCATCGCCAAAAATATAATTGCAATAAAGCTGTTGGAGTCGGCCGGTCTCAAGCGAAAGTGATTTGAGTTTTGACTTACACTCGATCTTGACGCTCAACTCCGTCAATTCGGACACCGAATTAATGATCCCGTCAAACATCACCTTTGCGTGCGTCTGGTCATTTAAGAGATCAAGAAAGACCTTCCTGACAACCACACGCTTGCCGCGCAAATCAATGGTGTTAAGCCAATTGCTCCAAAGCCTATCCACGTTGTCAAACTCACCCGACACCGCCTCGATCTCAAGCTGATTACTCGCCGGAATAGATGACCGCTTAACTGCGATCGGCTGGTAATACTGCAAGACGCCGTCCAAATTCCAGAAGTAAACCCGCTTGTTGTCTGTGCAAAAATAAAACGTTTGAGTATCGCAAGAATTCTGCGAACCCAAATAAAGGTCATACAGTTCAATCGGCCGGTTGGCGTCCTTGACTGCTTCGTCTTTATATTGAACCGTTAAATCTTGCATGCCTCTCCCTTACGGTGCGGTATAGATATTCCACAAGACCTCTTTTAGCTTGAGGCCGGTGTTGTAAAGTTTGAACTGCACCAGTTCCTTCGATAACTTGTCGTCATCAAACCGCACCTGAATGTAATATTCATAATCTGCCGTAATAACCACTCCCGCCGCTGGCGGGGTTGAACAGGTAATCTTGGCTACCTCATTCGTGAGATCATTTGAAACCGTATAACCAGAAGTCACCAGAACACCATTCGCATAGCCCTTAAAACTCGCCGTATCGATAGGAAAATAATCCAGCGGAAACACCGTTTGAACACCATTGCCAACCCCGACCGCTTCTCCCGTTACTTTGTAACTGGTCGGAAACTTCACCCAGAACGGATCATACTTGCCCTGTCTTGCTTTGAAGAAAACCCAAATCAAGCCAACCCCAGCCTCGCTTTGATTATTAAGCGAGCAACTGATCATCCGGACTGGCCGCGACCACTTAGCCCTGCGCTTCTCCTTACCGCTGTCCGCCTGAAATACCAGCGTCGAGAACTCCACGTCCTCCTGAAGCCCAAACTCTGGTGAAAATGTCAAAACAGCCGTACTCATAACCGACTCCTTATCGCGTTGCGAATCGGCTTGTTTTTATTGACTGCGTCGATGATCGCGTTCTCAAAAACATCCGGATGCTGAACGAGCATGTCCCTAAATGATTTCGCGTCGTTTGCGTTAATGTAGACGTTAAACATTTGCGTCGACTCTCCTATCCCTTCGCCGCGATTAAGCCGCTTCAAATTACTTGAACCAAGAGCTGACATGCCACGGCGAGATACCACGCCTTCACCTGACTGCGCGATAATCGGAATCTCATCCGGCGCAAGGCCCGAGTGCGCACGTATAGGTTGAACAACCCCGCCTGCGTGATAAACCATGCCGCCTTCATGGAAAAATGGGATCATGCCCGGGAACATCGCGCCTACAGTTTTAACAAGAATGATCTTGGCGAATACCTCGGCCAAAATCTCCAGCATCATGTCGCCAAACTCCCTGAAATAATCCTTTGCGTCATCGATCTGACCGTGGAAAGCGTCACTGAAAAAATGTTTAAACGAACTGCTGAGCGACCGCGCCGTTCCTTCTGCTATTGATTGAATGGCATCAAACTTCTGCGCGACCTCCTGAATATTAACCTCGTTGCCCAACCCCTTGAGCGAATCAATGAATCCCTTAATTGCGCTCTTTGCTTTGTCATAACCTTTGACCAAACTGCCTTCGCCTGTGGTCAGCGTATTGGCAATCTTGTCACCCACACGCGACATCTCGACATCAGAAGCCTTGATCAATTCCTGCAGATTTTCCCGAAACGTCTTGATATGCTGTGACGCTTCACGGTACGGCTCGCCTAACTTGCCCGGGATCTTGCCCAAGACCTCGTAGAATTTCTCTAAGCCAAGAGCCAAATTGTCGAACCCGATCAAAAGGTATTTGATCAGCTTCACGAAACCGATATAGACCATCTGACAAGCAATCTCGATCGCATTTAAAACAGGCACCGCCACGTCCCTGAACTTTAGGAACACAACGATAAGTCCCGCGACCACCACCGCGATCCCTACCAACCACGGATTCGCTAAAGCAAACAGAGCAAACTTGCCCACCAGATCGAGAATGATTCCACCAAGACGCGTGAATCTTCCAATTAAAGACAACACGATCCCGCCCAGCGTTAGGAATATCCCGCTAATCGCGATCGACTGGATAATCATTCCCTGTGTCGCTGGCGACAAACTGTTCCAGAGATTAAGCAAATTACCAAACACATTGGCCACCTGATGCACAACCGGAACCAATGCCTCGGCGATGCTCACTCTTAAACCAATAAATGCGTTATCAAGACGTTTTAGTTCGTTGGAAACGGACAGCGAATACTTCTCTGCAGATTTAAAGGCGAGTGCCAAAGGGCCCGTTAATGCGGCACCCATGAAAATGAGATTCTGGCCGACCTGAGATATCTCGCGGCCGACCTGACGCATAGTCCCGCCAAGCTGTTTACAGGAATTGGCGAACTTCTGAATATTTCCCTCAATCCCTTGCAGACGCTTCGTGACTTCGTCTTTTAACTTCATCACAATCTCAAGTTCACGATTGGTAGGCATCTACTCCTCGCTCTCTTTCATACGCGCGATCTCCCGCTCGATTAAAATGACCGCCTCAACAAACTTCGCGGGTTGATCCAGCCAACCGTCGGGATTGGGAAGATAGCCTTTGATGAAGAAAAAATACGCGCTTAGATAATCAACGCTTTTTCTTTCGACAAGTGTTCTTGGACATCGAGTAAACTCCCAATCGTTTAATTTCCACATCCCGGGGATCGGCGAATCGGTCTCACAACCCCGCTCACTCTTTTGAGCGTCTGAGCATTTGTGGCAGTCCAGCTTGAACTTATGCAACCAGACCGCCAGTGTCAGTTTTTTGCTTCGTCCCCGCTCAGTGTGTTTTCAGCCAAGATCACCTCGGCCAGCTCATCGATCAACGCCTTGGGAAACATCGAAATGACCTCGTCCGACAAGACGTTATAATTCTTGCCGTTCACCGGCATAGACACAGTGTCGAACTTAACCGGCTTCTTATCCCTCGGATCGAGAAAATTCTCTAACCCTTTAAGACCAAACCTCACAACCATAAGATTGCGCTTCGAGGCGTTAATGTTAGCCTTGGCCGGATCCTTCGGGTTCTTAGAACTGAACTCAAAACTGGTCGTCTGATCCTCGATAAACGCCCTTAAATGAGAATCAAGAAGACCGAGATTAAAAATGGTAGGATTGCCCGCGTCAGCATCCAACTTTGATTTGTAAGGTTTGCTTTCATAAATATTTATCCCTGTAAGCATGTTTTATCCTCCTTGTTAAAGTGCCAAGATTGTTATTTCATCGTCACCCGGCGTGACCGAGCCATTAAGACAAAACGCGCTCTTTGCCAGCTGAAGCCCGTCTCTGTCCTCGTCCTCGACTTTTGTGTACTGCGCCTTGGGAACGTAAATTCTGAACTTGTTCCCTGACACTGAGCCGATCGTGCAGTCAATAATCATTTCAGTTCCTGAGAACCATTTGGTGTGAAAATCGTAAGTCGCCACTGCAACCATCTCCGGATTAAACGAACCGGTGACATTGCGACCAGTGAGCGCAAACGACGCGACACCACGCGCATCATTGACATCATCTCGGACTGACAAGTTGTTGCCGATGTCGATATCCATTTCGCCGATCTTGGCTGAATATGCATCAACCGAGAATAGTGCGTTTAAGAAAACGGGCGGCTTCGTGCTTTCATAAGTGACATTTGGTAAGAATGCTACGTCAGCAATTCCCGCCTCCACTCCCTGATAGTCAAGATCCAGCATGACCGGCTCTCCTGACTTAAAACCTAACTTCACCTTTCCGCGCGATCCCTTGATGAGTTTTCTGACTCCGTCCTCGTAACTGCCTTGCGTCAAAGACGGAATGTTGTCCGAAATGAGCTTGAACTCATTGCCGATTGTTGCCGGTACAGATGAAGTCGTCGCGGTTGCCGTAGATGTGCCGCCAGTGATCACCTCTCCGCTTACAAACGTCCCTGAAACAACGGCAAACATGACCGCAGTTGCGCCGTTTGCGGTATTGATAATCACTCTGCCCTTGGCCGCGGATGTGCCGCCGGTAATTGTTTCTCCATGCTGAAAGGGCCCATTGGTGATTGCCCCGATATTCATGGACTTAAGCGCATTCACCCCAAAACCGCACGCCTGAAGCAACTTGCCCCATTCGGGAACCGTTGCGGCCACGCCGGATCCTCTTAATTCCAGACGATACGAAATAGCGGCTGTGCGCTTGCCCGGCGTCTTCCCGACATTCGAGAATGACGGACGAGCGGGATTGCGATCAAACATCGAAACATCAAAACTCACCTTCGGATCATAAACCAATAACTTTGCGTCAGCGGCCGCGAGCGTTTCAGCGGTACCCTCAACCGCTTCTATCTTGGCGGCAAGCTGTCTTTTGCGCGTTAACATGCCTCTCCTCCTTTATCCCGAAACCTCGGGGTCATCTTGTTTATGCTGATAAATAATTTCCAATTCCATCACCATGCCTGCCTGCGGCTGACCTTCCAAGGTTTCAAATAAAACATTCGATTTGATATTCGTATCCTTCGCAAACCCGCCGCGAGTGATATTCTGCATAATCGCTTTTTCGATATCGCCCAAAAGACTGTTCAAAATCGTATCGGTCGCCTGCATATCCGCCGCATCCTGCCTTGTCCAGATATCCAAATAAACCGTCAACCGGCACGTCACAAACGGATTCGGCGCGGGGTTCTTCTCCTCAGGCCCAGCGTTAATAACAATGCACGGCACGCTCAGAAGCGAATTGCCGGACTGCCTCCACCGCTGAACGCTTTGAATATCGTTGTGATATCCGTTAGCAGTTGTGACTCCGGAAAGTGTCGTGCGTAAATTCTCTAAAATACTTTCTCTGACCGTCATGTTTTGCTCAACGCTTTCTCAATCGATTTATTCAAGATATTGATCCGTTCGTTTTGCATGTTGTCCCACGTCTTGTAAAACATCAGCCTCGGCTTTATTCGCACGCTGTTTTTCAAAACAAAGAGCGGTAAAATCTGCCGTAATTTCTTTTTTACCTTTGCCAAGAACGTCTTTCCCCTTAACTGAATAGGAACCACGTTCTTGAGTAACCTCGGCTGGCGGTATTGCTTTTTAAGTCTGCCGTCCGATGTAAAAAGCTCTTTCCTTGCAGATAGCGGAACCGCGAGCTTCCCGCCGCTTTGATTCTTAACCGTCGCCCCTTCCTCATGCATACGCGCGATCTTGGAATCCGAGAAAATCACCATGCCCATGCCTTCGATATCCTGAGAAACAAGACTAGCCCGGCTGAAATGCGTGAATATGCCATGCGGCCTGCCGCGAATACCCGGAGGCCCCTGCAATCTCTCCTGTCGAAATACCTTCAAAAACTTGCGGCTGATATGATCCATCCCGTCGGCAATCTCGAACTTTAAGTCTTTCGGGAAAAGCCGAAGCGCACGGTCAAGGTTCTTGGTGTTTATCTCAACAGTTAATTCGCTCATTTCTGCACCAGCAAATGCCAGATCCCTTCGTCTTGGTTTAAAATATCCGCAACAACCCAGCTGATAGCCGCGCCGCCAATCGTTTCAGAAAACGACACCACGTCCCCGCCTTTATTAATCGAGGTAACGCCCGCAATGGCGTCATTAGCCACAAACAGTTCCGCCTGATTAATAAGCGTTCGACCGGTGTCTTCATACGCCGGATCCAACCGTTTTCGATTAATGACAGCCTTAATCGCTTTCGGCACTCCGGCCTTTGGCGTATAAGTCACATCCTCCGCGAACTCCAGCGGATTAAGAAACGCTTGTGCGGCATCCTGCGCTAACTGGGTCTTAAAACTCATCGTTCCTCCCAAGGCATACGGGGGATCCCCTCATAAAGAGGATCCCCCATTACTCGCCTTAAGCTACCTTCATCAGATGAGCAAAGTACGGATCGATGATGATTTCATCCACATGCTGACGCACGCGGAAGATGTCGCTACGCGACGCATCATCGCGGTACTGCTCAACGGTTGCGTTCTCTGGGCTGTCAGCATTCCAGAGGAATGTCCTTCCAACGCTCGGATCCGAAAGACGATTCGGATTTCCGATCACAGCGGCCATAACATAAGTGGCGTTCCAAATATCGCCGTTTATGAACGTCTTCCCTTCTTTGGCGGTGTTATAAATGCCTCTGCCGACAAGGATCTTTTGAATCCCTAAAAGATCAGCAAGAGCATTCAATATCTCCGCCTCGGTCAACCGCGCCACATACTTGATCGAGTCCTTGATGACGCTGTTATTCAGCAGACGATCAAGATTCGCCTTGCTGAAAATCAGCGTGTTCGCATCAAGGCCGCTATTGGCTCGGACTTTCTCGCGGATTGCGCGAACCTGAGCGATAACGTCAGTTGACGCGCTCGTCCACGGTGTTGCCGAGTTATCGGTGTATAGCTGAGCGCCGGTGAACGTGGTTGTGTTAAACACAAGACCAGCAACTCGCCGTTCCTGCGCCTGCAGAACCCTGCGGGTGATGATCTGAACGGTCGTCAACTCCGCGTCGAAGTCAGACGCATAGAGCGTCCTTTCGCCGTCATCCAACGCGCCTTCAAGACCAAATTCCTCACAGCTGTACTGCTTGTCCTTGGCCGAGAAGCCGTCACGGTTGTAATTACCGCGAGGTGCGCGTTTGGTATCAGCTTCGCGGGTGATGCTTTCACGTGTGATCGCCGGAAAGATGCTCGATTTCTTCTTTGTCCCGAAGATCGGAAGCACCTGCGTTCCGATGAACTCGTTTTGCTGTTGCGTAAACTCCAAAGCCGCCTCACCTAACTCCAGCCTCGGCACTGCCCTTGTTCCTGAATAATCAACTCCCATGGTATCCTCCTGATTTTTGAAATTTCGTTAATTACAAAAGAATGCACTCGACGATTTCGCCGTCGGCGGCTGTCGCTTCCAAATTGCGCCCCTGAATGGAACCGCTCACCGTTGCGCTGATCTTGCCGTCCAACGCGCCGTAAAAACTTCCGCCAACAGCAATCGCGCCGTTAGCTTCCATCTTGAACGTGCGGCCGGTGTGTTTGAGATCGATAGAAACCATCTCGCCGGTAAGTGCTCGCGCCGCGCTGACTCCGATAAACGCATCGCCCGCGTCCGCGTATTCGACCAGCGTTCCGCTTCCTGCGGTTAACTTCACCCTGCGGTAAGGTTCGATTACCGCCTCATTTGCTACAAATGCTTTTGAACCCATGTTGTACTGTGACATTTCAAACCTCCTTGGTTATTTCCGTTTGTCTGCGGTTTTAAGTAATGCCTCGGTCATACTGCAACCATGCTCTTGCTTGTAGGCTGTCGCCTTTTCAAGATGCGTCACAGGCTTCTTCGCCGGATCCTCATCAAGATCAGGGCCCACCGGAGGCACCGAAGCCTTCTGTAAACCCTCAAGCTGTTTTTCCTGAAACTTGATCGTCGCGCCTTCGATCGTCAAACCGCTTTCAACCGCTTCCAGCGCAAGATCGTTCATATCCTTAAACGTTTTTGACTTCTTAAGGATTGCCACTCCCCGTTCGCGCTCTTTCTTCGTTCCTTCATCAACCCCAAGCGCATGAACAGAGTTGTAAAGGTCAGACCTTTCCGCTTTTAACTTTTCCAACGTCAATTCTTCAAACATAGACTTGTCCTTTCGTTTTACTTCCTTGTTAAATCCATATCGCTCTAAAAAAGCGATAACCTTTTCCACCGCTTCCGGCTGATTAAGAAACTTATCCAGAAACGCAGTGATCTCGGCTGAGGGCTTAACCCCATCAGAGAAAAACTGCGATCCAAAAAGCCCATCATTCGCCGCCGGATCATCCACCACATCCACTGACATAAGTTTTTTTACGCGGATCAGAGGGGGCAATTCTTCACCTTCTGTTTGTTTCTTCTCGCGGAATTCTTCTTCCCAGTGAATAACCATCGAAGACCCAAACGCCCCGGGATCGCTTTCAGCGAGATTCATCACGTAACCCGCCAAATCTCCGTCAGGCGTTTCATGCGCTGTGCGATCGATATGTAAATCAGCCCGCACCACATCACCGTCACGCCTGAAGTTTTTTGTCCGCCCCAAGAACGTGCCAAGCGCGGTGCTTGACATATTCGGGTGACCAAACCGAGATTTGATCCCGCCCTTCGACTGATTGCCGAACTCAACAACCGAATCCAAAGCTACATCATCAAACTCCCCCCTTTCATCATGCGTAACGCCCTTGGTGACAACCGCGAAGCCCGCGATGACTTCATCATTGCGGTTAACCCTCACATCGCCGCCCCGGGCAATGTCCGCGCGAAAATAAATATCCTTATTCGCCATCTTCCACCCCTTCCGACCGCTTAACAGAAACATCAACCTCAACCGGCATTGACATCTGCTGTCTGTTCCCCAGCCGTATCCTGCGGCGTTTCTTGACCGGCCGCTTGCTGTCCTTGTTTTGCGTTGTTTCCATTGCTCACCTCTATCCCCAGTTCTTTGAGTTTCTCCTGCTCACGCTTGCGTTGCTCGAAACTTTCTTCCCAATCCTTGCCTGACTGCGCATAAAGATCGGAATACGTCACGATGCCGTTTCTTAAACCAACCTCAGCCGCCTGCGCCTCTTTAAGCGGATCCACCCACTCCCAGCCCGGCGCAATCCATGAAGCGCTCGTCCAGTAACGCTGATTTTCATAAAACGTATCTGCTTTGACTTCGCCCCTTAAATACGCCTCCTCAAGAAGCATCTCCCAAACCGGCTGGCAAAGTTTGCGCGACAACCATTCCTGCCGCATCTTGAAATAACGCCTTGCCTCAAGCAGTGCCGCACGTGCGCTGGAATAATTTGTCTTTGAAAAATCTTTTGCCACAAGCTCATACGGCAAACCTAACGCCGCTGATATCGCTTTGAGGATTCGCTCAACAAACGGCTCGAAACTCGACCCCGGACGCTGAGGATTAAATGACGTAATGCTCTCACCCGGCATAAGATGTTTAATCATGCCCGGCTCTAAGCTCTCAATAAGCTGACCTGCAGGATTACGGTCATACGCGCCGCTTGCGGATACATCCATCGATGCCTCAGACGTGATAAAAAGCGAAAAACAAGCCGCGATCCGCGCCGCGATTAGTTCCGCCTCAGCGTATTCTGAAAGGTCTTTAAAATAATTAATAACCGGCGCAAAGAACGGAACGCCTCTTGTCTGCCCTGACCGCTGAACGTAATAAAGATGAAACACATTGCGTCTGCCGTATTCGTTAAACGCGGGTATCTCGATAAACTCTCTTTCTTCGCGCTTGGCGTAACGCACATCTCCGGGATGAGTTTTTTGAATAAAATATGAAACCGGTTCGCCCTTATTCCCAATCTTCACTCCCGACCTGACTGATTTATCACCACGCCTATCAGGCGGCGTATCAAGCCGGTCTGATTCGATCACCTGAAGCCCAAGCGAATATGGCCGCACTGGATCCTTAAGCATCATTGGAATAATTAACGCCTCGCCGTTCTCGAGAATCTGCCTATCAACCAACTGCTGAATCTCGTAGAAGTCCATGCGATAACCAACATCAGCAAATGGGGCCCATCGCTTCCAGACGCGTTCCGCGTCTTTTTGAAAGGCATTTGCCTCATCCTCGCCAAGATCAAGAAACTCCATATCAACACGCGATTGAGGACGAATACCGGATCCGACAACATTGGTGGTCATGGTGGAAGTAATGCCTGACGCATGCGCATCGTTGCGATTTAAATCTCGGCTACGCTCCCGAATGTCTTTAAGCTCCGGTAATAAATCTTCATCCGCAGAACCGCCGCCCGGAAGCCACGTAGATCGAAGCCTGTCGCGGGAAGCGCCACGATATGAAGTAAATCTATCCGAAATCTTAATTGCTTCCCTGAACATGCGCCGTTTTAAGCCTTCGCGCGGAGAGAAGAACGAAATAAAAGCATCAAGACCGCCAGCCAATCTGTCAGTAAATGTCTTTTTCATGATGGATTCCCGAATGAGGCGTAGGTTGTCGTACCGCCTGCTCCTGCGATTTCGCGTTTCAATTGATCCCGCAATTTGTAGAGATCAGGAAGCGGCACGTATAGAAGATTGCGGCCGCCAATCGAATACGACTGCACCGCGCCGCCTGTAATACGCGCGTTAATCGCGTTCTCAACGTTTTCGAGCATTTCTTGTTTTGACGGTGAACTCATATATCTCCTTTTTCCCAATAAAAAAACCCGACTCCCCCTTGCGCAAGGAATCGGGTTTTTTACTGCTATTGGGCGCGGCAACAGTGATCAGCTGTCCCGCAACAAAATTCTAATTCAATATTACCTAAACTATATTTTTTGACAATATGGTCGTTACTACAAATTAGTAAAAACTATTTTTCATCGTTTGCCTCAACTGATTTGAAATTGTGCCCGCATTTATTGCAAATGTGATACCGGATCGGCGGGTGACTCGAATAGCATTTATTGTCTTTGCTTCGGCATTTCGGGCATCTAATGGGGATAAACCGCACGCCGTAATCGGATGAGTCTTTCGGCGGCCGACCGAATGATTTCTCTGCGGCTTCATTCGTGCCGCTAACATTTTTTAGCCAGTTTGGTTTTCTCTCTATCCATCTCCCCATTAAAGCCAAGATCCTTCCGGTTTACGAAGCCATCCTTTCCGAATGTGCTCTTCTTGAATAACTTGGTGAATTCGCGGCGCATCTTCGCGCCTCATATTAAGTGCGCGGATGATATCCGCGGCCGCAAGCGCGTAAACCTCGGCATCCAAATAATGATTTGCCGCGGATTCTTTCTTTTTCTGCCAAACCTCTTTTGCCTTGCCGGTTGTGCGGTTACGGATAAGCACTTTATGTTCGGATGTAAACTGAAGAAGGTACTCGTCGCTTGGTTTGCGGAATATATTCCACTTGGCCGGATTCTGCGAACTGACGAGCCGGTTAATTTTATCCTTATACTGCGTAACATTGAGATTCCATAAAACAAGCCCTCCCTGAATGACTGCGCCGGTTCTTGAATTGATATCGATCTTGTTTGCCCGGTAAAACCGGCCGCCGGTAATTTCTTCAAGCCCTTTTATTGCCTTTGTCTTATCCTGCCACGTGCGACAAAAGCGATATACCTCATCCGTCCTGAAACCAGAATCGACGCAAGTCATATAAACGCCGATCCTCTCAGCTGAATTAACCCTGCAGTACTCGGTCTTAAATAAAACCTCGATAATATCGTCCCAGTATTCAACCCTGCCCGACCGAACAAGCCACGACTCCTCGTAATAACCCCATCCCCGAATGACATAGTAAAAATGATCCTTCTGAACGTCGACACCAGCTGTTAATACCAACACGTCCTCGGGAACAAGGCCCTCGTCATAATCGCGTGCAAGGTTGCGAATTTTATCAACCGTCGTTTCCTCGATCTTCTCTTCCCAAACCTCCGCAAGCCACGAATTGACAAAATTCATCAAAAGCTCGACATAGTCTTTGGATTTCAAGAACTCTGCGGCGATATCTGAGAATGTGAGCCACGGCGAATATAGCGAGCTGATCCAGAAACCACGATTCCGATTGAGTTCTTTCTTTTCCGGAATCCATTCGCCTTCCATCATCATCTTTTGTTTATGTACATTCTCGATTCTTTTTCGGCAGTGAATGCACTCGTACCATGCCAGCCGTTCGTTTTTGATTCTCTCCGCTGATGATTCTTCTTTCGGCCATTTGATTTGTCCAAACACCAAAACCTGCTTCTTGCCGCAATGCGGGCACGGCACATAAAATCTGCGCTGATCGGATTTGTCATACTCACGAAAGATATATCCCTCGCGCGTGGTGGGCGTTGACACCTTAACCGTTTTCTTATTCCAAAAAGTCTTTTGTCTTTCAGACGCCAGCTTGATCGGATCCGCTTCCCTGCCGGAAAACTTCGGATATTTATCAACCTCATCCAAAAACAAATACCGGATAGGCCGCGATGCCAAGTCTGCCGGGCTGTTTGATCCCGCAAAATAAAGAATCATCCGGTCAAAGTGATATTCGAGTTTCGTCATATCATCCTGATTCACCGGTAAATACTGGCTTAAGACCGGGGAACTATCGATCATGGGCTTAACGCGGTTATAAGAAACGCTCTTCGCGTCATCCGCGCGCGGCAATACCATCAAGGTCGGCCCCGGGTCTTGATCGATGATATACCCGAGCATGTTATACATCCCCTCGGTTTTTCCCACCTGAGATGCCGCCATAACCGTGATCTCATCCACGTATGGATCCGTAAAAGCATCCATAATGCCCTTAAGATATGGCGTTCTAGCCGTTGACCACTGCCCGGGCTCAGCTGATGTCTTAACATCCAGACGGCGGTACCGATCGGCCCAGTCGCTCACAGTAATCTTTTCCGGCAACACCCACTCGGCGGCCGCGTACGGCACAACTGTCTTAAGTATTTCTTTTCCCAGCTTTATTGACATGACGCATTCCCGCGAATTGGTTGATAATAAAACGAATTTCCTCGTCAAGCATTTCACAAATGACCTTTGGTTCTTGCTGATACAGCTTCGGCGCGACATGTTTCGGAAGTCTTAGAAATCCTGTTTTAACCCCTCGCACCTGATTTTTGACAATCGACACATGATCCTCGAATGAAATAATCTCGCCCTCTTTCTGCCGAAGTTCGATCTCGCTTAACTTTGCCCTATTCTTGCGGTATTCATTGTCCCAATACTCTTTCCCCTCATCATCTCCGGCCTTTGAACCGTAAATCCATTTAAAGACATCGTTCACCTTAAAACGAAATATCTCCCCGGCTGAATCACGGATGACCGGCATCCCCTGATCGATATACCGTCTGACCATGCGCGGTGATTTTTCCAAAAAGACTGATATCGTCGGCAAGTCGACAGTTCCAGCAATGACCTCGACTTCCGGACGCGTATTCGCTTTCTCAAAACCCTCCAGCTCTTTGACTTCTTTTTGGGTAAGAGTACTCCGGCTGAGTTTTTCAACCAGCGCGATATAACGTTTCTTTTTGGCAATCTCTGTAAGGTTGCGGTTTTTTTCATCCATCGATTATTCTCTAGCCGCCTTCTTCCCAGAAAACTCCTCCCATCGTCTCACGGCTACATCACAGAAGACCGGCTCGATTTCCATAGCGAACACCCGCCTATTCAAACGCTCACCCGCAATAATCTGGGATCCTGAACCGCTAAACGGCTCGTAACAAATTTCGCCCGGGATCGTGTGAACCCGCATAGGTATGGCAAAGACTTCTGTCGGCTTCACGGTCGGATGATCAAGGCCCGGATTGCGTTTCTTGCCTTCCCAATCAAGTTCCCAGACGTCGGTATGGTATTCTGGAGTAGTTGGATCGCCTGACCTTAAAAAATCAACTGTCCACACACTGCCTATGGATTTATTCTTTGGTTTATACTCCGGCCGCTGGCCCTTAACCCACATGAGCAAACATGGTTCATGCCTCCACGAGTAGAACGAAAAGGTCAGAATTACGCACGGCTTAACCCAAACGATTTCTTGATGAATGAGTATGTCGATTTCTTTGCATAGACCCTCGATATCCGAGCGCCGCTTCGAAGCATGCCACATATACAACGCCGTCTTTTCATGAATATGATTAATCCCGACCTTTAGAAACTTACGCATGAAATCAACCGCATCCGGAATATCAATCTCATGATAAACATTCGACCAATCACGGCCGCCGTTAGGACGATTCGCGCCGGTATAGTCCACGCAATACGGCGGGTCGGTAGCGAACAAACTTGCCTTCTGCCCGTCCATGAGCCGCGACACATCCTCATCACTTGTGCTGTCGCCGCAAAGAAGCCGGTGATCGCCCAAGATCCATAAATCACCTTTCTTGGTAATTGTTTCTTTGGGAGGCTCGGGAATATCATCCGGCAAAGTTTTTCCGTCTCCAATATTCTCAACTCCCATATCCCCGACACTCTCTCGAAGCTCTTTGAGCCGAAGATTTACGTAGTCTTCCGAAGCCTCTTTTCGTAACCTCTCAATCAGCGGGATAAGTGCCGCTGTCCATTCCCCGCCGATCTCGTTATTATTTAACGTAAGATTCATTGCCTGCTCTTCAATCTCGTCCAGATCAACCATGATGACCTTCACACTCTCGACATCGTATTCCTGTAAAATTTTATATCGTTGATGACCGCCAACGATCCGCATATTGCGCTTGTTGACCACGATCAGGCCGACATATCCAAACTTTTCCAAGCTGTGCTTTAAACCGGTATACGCGCCTTCGGATATTTCGCGCGGGTTATACGGCGCGGGATTCAAATCCGCGACCTTGACCTCAACTATTTCCGGCTGAACATTAATTTTTCCCACTATGCCCTCCTTTTACGCTTTTCCCCAAGGGAAGACCCCTTGAATTGACATTGACATCGTTTTTTTACCCTGAAATCACTGAAGGCTCGCGCCTCGCCCGACCCGCACCCGCCACCCCCTTCCAAGGACCCCAAAACCCTATTGTCGACGAGGAATGATGTGCGATAGCAACTGCCCTATCTTGACCGGCTCTTTCTTTAGCCGCTCATGCTCTCGAATGTTCATGTCAATGAAAACCTGCCTCATCTGCACCTCAAGAGCCTTCCTAAACCATGCCTGTGCGTTCCTTACCCGCGCTTTGCCCTGCTTAAACTGCTTACACAACCCAATAAGAACGTCCGGCTTGGGCGGGTAGCCCTTGGCATGACGATACTCAAAGAGCAATAGGTATAAATTGACCTCCGCAAGAAGCCTTTCACACCATAAAGCCAGCTCCGCTATCTGCTCCTTGCTCGGTTGACCATAAGGGACTTCCGAAGTTATCCACAGATCCGGTAAACAAACGTTCGTCTTGTTCGTTATTTCTTGATCTCTTAATTCTTGTTTGGGTGACAACGGTGACACTACCAGTGGTGACATCGGTGTCACTACCCCAGTGCCACGAGTGTCACCAGTGACAGCGGTGTCACTACTTTTATCCACAGGCGAATTGAGCAGTTTATAAACGTTTGGCTTGCCCTTTTTCCGTTCGATCGTAACGATCTGAATCTTTTCGAGAACTTTCACCGTCCGCATGATCGTCCTGCGGCTGACATTGCAATGCAGGGCAAGCGTCCTTAAAGATGGGTAACAGTTTTGATTCTTCGCGTTCGCGTAATAGCATAGCCACGAATAGACAGCCACTCCGCGATTACCAGCCTTCCCACTGACCAAATTCAAAGCGGCCTTATCAATCCATAGAAACTTCCCGTCACGCAAATCTCTGATATCGATATTGCTCATGAAAAACCTTTTTAATAAGAAGCAACCTCATACCAAGCCATGTTGCCTTTGAGATTTCGCCGGATGCATTCATCCTTGCCGATCTTCCTCACTATGCCTTGCAAAACAAAATCCCTGATCGTCCTCTCGGCCCGTAAATAATAATTATTTGTGCCAAAAGATATGGTCTCGGCCTTTGAGAAAATCCTTTTCTGTTTGCACCAGCGCAAAAGCTGTTCTTCTTTAGATAAAAATTTATCTGCCTGCTCATCCATCTCCATTTTCCTCACCTCCTGACCAATTCATCTTGCCCAGCTGATCCAACCCCACAAGGCCAAGAAAAAATACACACAAAACAAAAAGGACTGTGCGTACAAACGCTTCCTGAAATCGATCACTGCCCAGCAGGCATTCGTAAACATCCACACCAGAAAACCGGCCGGGTCTTTATGCACATTCAATACAACCCCGAAGATCGACAGGCCAGCCAAAAGCCACATCATCGTTTCCCTGAACTCTTTCGGATCCTTGCCGAACGGCCGATTTGCTTCAATCATCTTTCGCCGATTGTAGTCACTCAGCCCCTTGTAAATTTCCTTCCAACCCTTATTGATTTTCATCTGGTCTCCTTTCTTTGTTCTTCGGGGCACGTTCAACAATAAAGAAATCTTCCCCAATCTTTTCGGTCGCGCATTCCGTGAAGACGCTCGCGAGCAAAGCACCGACTTCATCAGTAACGTGGATAATGACCCGATGTCCGGACATAAGGAATGATCCGTCCATTTTGACCCGGGCTTTCCCGAAGACGCCGCGTGCCGCGCGCATCGCTGATTCCATCTGCTCCTGAACCAATTGCTTGTCGATCCTTTCGTCAAATTCGAATTTATAAACCAAATCCATCTTGATCCTCCTCTCTAATCACCATAAATATTCCTCCAATCCTTCATTCTGAAATATCACGCGAATGCGCTTAACTTCCTCATTAAGCGTCGTCCTCGGAATGTTCATTTTTTCACCCGCCCCTTTAATGCTCATACCTTCCATAAGAAACCGGCAAAGTTGCTTCTGCCTGAAAGAAAGTTTCTCGGTTGCCCGCGACATCGCGTCCGGTAAATCTGCCGCGGTTATTTTTTGCACCGTCTGTTCATCAACCATTAATATCTTCTCCTTTGCACCGTTTGATTCCCCGTCCTCGTCGATCGCGTCAAGCGATTCACTCATATAGAAGACCTTTCGTTTATTGGCACCCTTAATACGCATAAGATCGGCTATCTTGTGCCGCGTAACCCTGTTCAAGAAAGTCCTCTCTGACGCTCCTCCCTCCGGGCGATACTGATCCTTCATAAAAAACCAATGAAGCAAACAGTCCTGCAAAAGATCCTCAAAGCCCTCGCTCTTCATACACACATAATCGCGCTGAGCATTCCTGATAAGACAGCGAACCTCGCGTATTTCCCACGCCTCAAATAACCCGCGATAATTTTGGCTAATGTGGACACCCCTTTGTTTGGCGGTGTCCGGAACTCAGCCCGATCAACCGCATGCGCGGTTGATCTATGTTTTCTTCGTTCGAGTAATTGGTTTGCATCCAGATAGTTCATCAGGCGTAGGCTCTCTTTTTAATATTCCAGTTAGAACGGCTTTGACGGCTTCAAGGATTCTTTGGTTTTGTATTCTCCGGGCCGCACCCTCCAAAGGCTTCTCCGGATACACAACAACGAATCCTTGTTTGAACCGTTTCTCAAAATTAGATATTTGCCTTTCGCCCATAACGCTCCTCTACTTGCTACATACGAAGACTTTTGGAAAAGTGACGAAAAAAAAGTCATAAAATAAAAAATATCCGTCACCCTGCCGGAAATCTTCGTATATAGCGATAGAGAGTGCGTTTCTGCGATCCCCGAGCAGAACTGCTCTAAGATGTTGTAATAGCTTGACTTGTGGTAGCTTCCATTATAGGGTTGGGTCGAAATTAACACACGACTTTGAAAGACGCGGATGACACAAATAATTAGATCGAAAGAAAAGAAACGATTCGTGATATACACCCGGTGCTCGACCGACGATCAAGCACAGGGCGATTTCACGACATTGGACGCGCAAGCGCATCACTGCAAAAATATGCTCGATGCGTTTGGCTATGAACTTGCGGATGTCGGTAAGAACGGAATAGTCAACGATGACGGCTATTCCGGAAAAGATTTGAACCGGCCGGGAATTCAGCTGATTCTTGAAAATATTGAGAAGCAAAGAAAATTTGACGGCATAATATTCTTCAGACTTGACCGCATAACGCGAAACCCGCGCGACCTCTACGCCCTCATCGATCTTTTTCGAGACAAGAACGTAGACTTCATATCCGTCCGCGAAAACTTAGACAGCTCAACCGCGATCGGCCGCGTAGTAATAGGAATTCTCGGACTCCTCTCCGCATTTGAACGCGAACTGACTGGCGAACGCGTGAAAGCCTCCGCGATCGCCCGCGTGCGCCAAGGTAAATGGATTGGCGGTTTCTTAGCTTACGGATACAAGCTGATAAAAAACGGCGACCCCCTCCCCAACGGCAGACAACCTCACTCGGTCGTACTTGATCAAGAGATTGCGCCAAGACTACGGATGATTTGGGAAATGGCCGCCGAAAACAAATCACTCATGGAAATCGGACATGAGCTGGCGCGCCAAGGCGTCAAAACATGCCACGGCAAAGACTGGCGCAAACAAACGCTGTCAACGATCATCAAAAACCCTTTTTATAAGGGATATATTTCTTACGCAAAAGAAATGCATAAAGGAATTCACGAAGCCCTGATCGAACCCGCGCTCTGGGAGAAAGCAAACAAAATGCTCGTTGCCAAACTGCCCGGACACGGATTCAGCCGAAAACCAAAATCATACGATTATTTATTAAGCGGATTGTTACGGTGTGGGAAATGCGGAAGCCACCTTATCTCGATATCCAACAAGGGAAGATCGGGACAGAGTTTTCCTTATTACATCTGCGGAAGATCAAAACAAAAACTCGGATGTGATGAACTAAGCATCCCGGCGCAAGTATTTGACCGGGCCCTGATCAACTATTTCCGTAAGGCATCTCAGAACCGCGAAATCATAGCCAAAGGAATCGGCGATGCCATGCGCGAGGCCCAGCTGATGGCCGGGCGCATCGATACCATGATCACGGAAAGCGAAGCAAAACTCAACGACTGCCAGCATGAAGCCAAAACCCTGCTGGATCTAGCCATGACCGGCACCGTAACTCAAGGCCCTGCTTACAAAATAAAAATGGCCGAGATTGACAGCCAGATCATAACCCTAGAAGACAAGCTCACCAAACTGCGGACACAAAAAACGGCCAATGACATGACCGCGAACTCAGCCGACTACCTCCACGAAACCCTGCAGTTTGCCATGCAACACCTCGACAAAGCCCCCGTAGATGCCCAGAAAAGCCTCGTACACGCCCTAATTAAAGACATTGTGATCCATAACGACGTGATTGACCTTAAAATGTACCTCGGCGATCCTGACACAGTTTTGCAAGCCGATATAACCGATTGTGAGCATAATCACGACGGTATAAAAAAGAAAAGCCCCACTCCGGCGCAATGCCGAAATGGGGCTGTAACCGAACAGAAGCTTGGTGCGTCTGTTCGTCAACAATGGCTCCCCCTCTAGGACTCGAACCTAGGACCTGGAGATTAACAGTCTCTCGCTCTACCAACTGAGCTAAGGGGGAATTGTGGGTAGTATTCTAACACTAGATA